CTTTATAGGTACTGCACTTTGGGGATATGCCTCTTATGTTGATAGAGATTATGCCCTACTAACCTGTAATATTTTTATTTTAATTGTACTAATATATGGAATTTTTACGTGAACGATATTATTTTATTAGCAATGCCCGAAGAAGCGCCATCATTAGTTGGCAAGAGTAATGTTTTCTTTACAGGAGTGGGAAAGATTAATGCTGCTATCGTTGCAGCAACATTAATTGAAAAATATAAGCCCAGTAGAGTTTTTAATTTCGGTACTGCTGGCGGCATTAGAGAACATATGACTCCTGGTAGTTTATATAAGTGTACATATTTTACCCAGCGTGATGTAATATTGGGCGGCTGCGTATTAGGTCCGCAGGCAGATGAGCTAGTAGCTGGTATTGAAATGGGATATGGTGGATTTAGACTAAGCACCGGTGATAATTTTGTAACTGATACATCTAGTATTGATGCTGATCTAGTTGACATGGAAGCATTTGCTATTGCTAAGGCGTGTAAATTATCAAACACCGAGTTTGAATGCTATAAGTATATTAGTGATATGGCAGACGAAAATGCTGCCGAACATTTTGTAGATAGTGTTCACAAGGGCGAAGAACATTATAAAAAGATTTTAGAATTATATGGAGTAGAAATTGTCTAATCTTAACTTAGCACTATTACCAGAAGGCGATAGTCAATTATTAGAAGTCTCAGAAGAATGGGATTTTCGTATTGACGGTAGCCCAGAAGAACTTGTAAAGGCTATGTCAAAGTTTATGACTGATAACGGCGGAGTTGGTCTTGCTGCACCTCAAGTAGGAGTCAAGAAACGCATCTTTATCATGGGCAACTTTATTAAGTTAGTTGCTTGTATCAACCCTAAGATCGTTTCACTCTCAGAGGAGCGTGATAATGACTTAGAGGGGTGCTTAAGCTTCCCCGATTTGTTTATGAAAGTCAAGCGTCCAGCTAGTGCAGTAGTACAATATAACACTGTATCGGGTGAACTAGTTGAACGTGAATTAACTGGATTTGAATGTCGTGTATTCTTGCATGAATATGATCATTTGATCGGAGTTACATTCGATCAACGTGTAGGCGACCTTACACTTAAGATGGCTAAGGATAAGCGCAAGAAAGAATTAAAGAAAGCAAATAGAAAGAATTAATATGGCAACGTTTGATACAGCAAATTTAGTAGGCATTACTGATCATAAGACTGGTAAAAAGGTAATGCATATTATGAAAAAGTATGTTAATAAAGAAATGTCAGAGGAAATGCTAGACAGTATTATTAATGACATTAAAAAGGAATTTGGAGAAGATCATCCTGCTCAAGTAAATCTTGACGATGAAACCAATGAAATTGAAATTATTGTTAAAGATAGTAATGGTAGATTTATTAAGTGTTCTAGTCTAACACTATTTCCTAACTAATTCTTTTAACAAGCGTAATACTTTTTCTTTTACTACGCTTCTTAATGAATTCATTCATACTAACTATTGGCCCATGAATAATATCTAAGCTTTTGTTATTGAATGTTTTGATGTAGGGCTTGAATATAAGCCATTCTTCTTTTAAGAAAAGATTGATGGGAATCGTTCTATTCGATTCCCACCACCATATATCACCTAATTCTAAGAACCGTGACTTTAGTTCTGGTTCAACTATCGCACCATAGTCGTAAATAGTTGTAACGGTGTCATCTCTATTCTGTATGATACCTACATAGTCTTGACTTGCGTAGGAACATATAGAAATAAAGGGGTGGTTCTCGCTCAGTTTTTTAAAAAAGTCGTTTGCTTCCATACTCAAAGTATATTTACACCATTTTACCCAAACTATTTATTTTAATACTAAATACTAGACTGAGGAGATTCAATGTATACAACTAGTGTTTATGTCTATACGCAACGCCAAATTGTTGTGCTCCTCTCTGGAAATTCACCGAGGAAGTATATGCCTGTATATGCAAAGCCATTAACTCTACACAAGGGTGTAGATAACAAAATTCAGTTTCAATTCTTAAATCAAGAACAGAAGCCAGTAGATATCACAGGTAAGTATATTACTTGCAGAATCCTTAATATGGCAGGAACCGTCACATTGCTTAGTAAAGCACTTGACTTAGATTTTGCATTGACTGGCATCGCATCATTGAATCTTAACGCAGCAGATATCGAAAATATTGATGCTCAAAAGTGCTATTACAGTTTAGAGATTCCAGTAGGTGCTTTCGATTATCCTGTATTCGTAGATCAAAATGCAGGCGCTAGAGGTGATATGAATATTGTCAATAGCATATTACCTTCGTTTGTGCCATCGAGTCATATTAGTATTCCTACAGGTCAGCCCTTCCCTAACTTGGCACCAAATGGTTCTAGCAACGTCACATACGTTACTAGCACAATCAATACAGAAGACAATCCTATCTTAACTATTCAGACACACTATACTGAATTCTATGGCGATGTAACTATTCAAGGCTCAACACAGGTAGACAGTGATTGGTATCCAATCTTAGTGGATCCTGATTTAGCAGATGTAACTGAAACTCGCGGTTACACGATCAGAGGTTTCCACCCATTTGTACGTATGAGTTTCACAAGTAACGCTGGAGCGGTAACCAATATTCTTGCACGATAAGCAACTTCGTGTTATAGTAATTCTTAATGTTTGATATTCTAACCATTGTTCCGGGAAAGAAGAAGCTTACCCAAAGCGGCTGGCACAGTTTCAATGCTGTGTGTTGCCATCATCGTGGGCATAAAGCTGACAAGCGTATGCGTGGCGGAATCAAGTTTGATGGTGAATATAACTGGTCATATCACTGCTTCAATTGTAACTTCAAAGCTGGATTTACTTTAGGTAAGCAATTAAGCAAGAATACTAAGCAATTATTACTTTGGTGTGGCGTAGATGATATTCAAGTTAATAAGTGGAACCTTGAAAGTCTACAGAATAAAGACTTGTTAGATATTATTTTTACTAAAAAGAAAAAAATTAAAGTCAAGTTTACAGAAACTAAATTGCCTGACAATGTTGAACTGATTTGTCCGGATAATATAGAACACAAGAAATATGTAGATTATCTTGAAAGCAGAAAGATTGGAATATATGATTATCCTTTCTTAATCACTCCGCAAGATGAGGGCAGAAATAGTAATAGAATTCTTATTCCATATACATATGAGAATAAAATTGTAGGACACATTAGTAGATATCTTGACAATCGTATTCCTAAGTTCATTAAAGAACAACAAGTGGGATTTGTATTTGGTATCGATTTACAAAAACCTGAGTATGAAGTATGCTTAGTATTTGAGGGCATCTTTGATGCTCTTTCATTGAATGGCTGTGCATTGACTCACGAAACGATTAGTGATGAACAAGCAGAGGTATTACGTAGACTCAATAAAAGAATTATCGTAGTTCCTGATATGGATAAGACTGGATTAGGAATTATCGATAGAGCATTAGAACTAGGATTTCAAGTTTCATTACCCGATTGGGGCGAGGGAATAAAGGATACCAACGATGCTGTTTTAAAATATGGTAAGCTACCGACACTGCTAAGTATCTTACAGAACGCAACTAATAGCAAGATCAAACTGGAAATGATGAGGAAGAAAATTGATAAAAGACTATAATACTGAGGTACAAACTCTTTTCTTACAGATGATGATCACTAACGCCGAGCTATACACTCGTGTTATGAACATTATGAATCCAGAAAATTTTGATCGTAGCATTCGTCCCATCGCTGAATTCATTGTAGAGCATACTACTAAGTATAGCATTATGCCTGATCCAGTGCAGATTAAGGCAACTACAGGCACATTGCTCGAACCTATCCCAGAACTTGAAGATGGTCATTATGAATGGTTCTTGGAAGAATTTGAAAAGTTTACTAAGCGTCAGGAACTTGAACGTGCAATTCTTAAAGCAGCAGACTTGCTTGAGAAGGGTGAGTTTGATCCAGTCGAACAATTAGTCAAAGACGCTGTACAAATCAGTCTACAGCGTGACATGGGTACAGACTATTTTGCTGATCCTAAAGAACGATTGAACAAGTACTTCAATGCAGGTGGTCAGGTATCTACTGGATGGCCTCAGCTTGATAGAGTCATGTATGGCGGTATGAGTCGCGGCGAACTTAACATCTTCGCAGGTGGTTCGGGTTCTGGTAAGTCGCTAGTCATGATGAATATCGCACTTAACTGGCTCAGTCAGGGTCTCAGCGGTGTCTATATCACTCTTGAACTTAGTGAAGAATTGACTTCGCTTCGTACTGACGCCATGCTTACTAATATGAGTACAAGAGATATTCGTAAGAACATGGATGATACTGAATTGCGTGTTAAGATGGCAGGCAAGAAGTTCGGTAAGTATCGTGTTAAGGCATTACCCGCACAAAGTAACGTCAATGCTATTCGTGCATATATCAAAGAGGTGCAGATTCAAACTGGCATTAAGGTCGATTTCGTAATGATCGATTATCTTGATCTTGTTATGCCAGTCAGTGTTAAGGTCAATCCAAACGATCAGTTCATCAAGGACAAGTATGTATCAGAAGAACTACGCAATCTAGCGAAGGAACTTGGTGTACTATTGATCACTGCATCACAGTTGAATCGTAGCGCAGTTGAAGAAATCGAATTCGATCATAGTCACATTGCAGGCGGTATCTCAAAGATCAATACTGCTGACTATGTGTTCGGTATCTTCACATCACGTAGTATGCGTGAACGCGGCAAGTATCAGATTCAGTGTATGAAATCTCGTAGTTCGACGGGTGTTGGTCAAAAGATTGACTTAGAATATAATATTGAAACTATGCGTATTACAGATGAAGACCCTGAGGCTGATAGAACGCATCAACAGAGTCCAAATCAAATACTAAATCAGATTAAAACTACAAGTACTGTAGGGTCAACCAATGAAGCTGTGCAAGCTACGGTTGAACCAGTAACCAAGAATGTTGGAGTAGATGTTCAAAATGCTAAGCTAAAATCCTTATTAAATTCACTTAAGAAATAAAAATTAAGAATAAATACAATTAGTAGGGTATTTTACTATTATGCAACGAAAAACAAGAAGTCTTTTAGAAGAACTCCAATCTGTTGGCGACACTCGTGATTTAACTAATATCATTGAGTCTCGTGCTTCCAATGTCATTGTGAGTGCCATCAATTTAATTGAATTCATGCAAAAACATTATTCTTCCGAAAAGGCTGAATTGCTTGAAAAGAAGTTGCTTAGTGCTATTAAAAGTAAAGACCAAGCAAGATTTTCTAAAGCTGTAAGGAAGAAAAATGAAGATAAACGACCTTAATAAAATTGAAGAAGGTATAGGAAGTTCACTATTCGGTGAAGTTCCTGTGGCAGCACTTAAAGGCTTCTTTTCCGGCAAGGGAACTAAAGCACAATTAACACAAGATATCTTCATTAAGGACTTTGTGGGTGATGCTATTGCATCATTAGACAATGGCGTATCAGCGGGCATTGTTGATCCTAGATCACCTGACCTAGCTTCTATGGGTGATACACCTAAAGATAAAGAAGATACTGGCGCTGGAGGCGATACTGGTGGCGCAGCCGGCGACGCTACTGCCCCCGGGGCAGTTGATCCGGCAGCAGTAAAGCCGGCACCCGGTCAACCCGGCGCTGCGCCAGCAGGCGGTCTTGCTAAATCTGGTACAGCAGGAGCAGTTGCAGCAAAAAAATCACAACAGCAAACTACACAAAATATTAACAATTATGTTAAGCAAGCCGCAAGTGCTATCAATCAAGCTACAGACAAGAATCAAAAGATTGCATTGACTAAAGAATTAGTTAATTCTATGGCTGATCGTCAAGGATCACCTGAATGGAACAATGCTGTTAAGGGCGTTGAAGGTATTATCAAACGCGGCGGAGTTGATCCTGGCTTTGCAAGTGCTGCTATCAGTAACTTGCGCGGCGGCAAAACAATGTCAGAAGCTTGGAGAATCTATTTCGCTAACAAGCTAGTTGAAGCTGTAGGCCTCACATGGAAAGATTTAGGACTTTGTGTTCTTAAAGAAGGCAAGACATATTATGTTGCTGAAACTCGTTACGTTAAGTTAAATCAACTTTTCGAAAGCATCATGGAAGTGACTACTGGTGGTATTGGTTTTGGCGCTAAGCCAGCTACCCCTACAGCTACAGTAGGTAAAGCAAGCACTGCTCCTGCTCCGCAAAATATCAACACACCAACCAATACTCCTTTGACTGCTCCTACAGTTCCTCAAGCACAAAATCAACAGCAACAGCAACAACAAAAAGGTGCAAAGACTTCACAAAGTATAAGTGAATATCTACTAGACTGGTTTACTGCTTATATGGGCGGCGTAAATTGGGAGCCCAAGGCATCTATGGTTATGCCACTTATCCACCAAGTTCAAGCAACTTATAAGAGTGGTAAGGGTAAAGTAGCATTAAAGAAATTAGCACAGGCTGCATTTGCATTATCTAAGGGTTCAATTCCTAAGGGTGCAGAAAATGCAGTTCAAGCTGGCGGCCCAGGCGGCGCAACTCCAGAAGCACAGAAATCATTAACTACTATTGACAATGAATTGAAAAATTTAGAAAAGACTGATCCAGAAGCGTATGCTCAGGTATTGGCTGCTATGGCAGAAAAAGCTAAAACGGTTCAGCCGCCAGCACAAAAGCCTGAACCCACAACAACAACAGAATCAAGACGTAGAAAATGAACTTAACCGAATCAATTTCTGATTTAACTAAGAAGCTTGAAGCAATCGTTCAACCCAAATTGAACGAGGCTAAGGGGCACCTAGATCATCCAGAAGATTTAGTATTCATTGATGACGAACCCGGTGCTGCTAGGGCAATCGAAGCAATCGAGGCAACAGTATCTAATCCACAAACTGTCACAATCAAATGGGACGGTTATCCTGCATTAATTTTCGGTCGCGGACCTGATGGTAACTTTACTATCATGGATAAGCATATGTTCAACAAGAAAGATGGAACAGGCCGTCAAGTGTTT